CGTGATACTCGAGCCCACGCTTAGCGGCTTCCATGATGTAGTCAGGCAGCATGAGATCGACCGCGCGCGCATCGAGCGTACGCGTCGACTTCGGATGTCCGGCAGGCAAGAGATCGTTATCGGTGACATAGTTTTCGTTTTCTGGTGCGCCCGTCCTTAGCAGATACAAGAATGCGTTTACGCGACCCATAGACCACGCGGATCGAGATATGCCCGGACGGTGACTGCTCGAGTACGCGCCCGATCCGCGACGGTAAACCGCCGCCAGTTGTCCAAACGTCGTGCGCGTATACGCCGGACGATCAGCGGCGTCCATCGCATCGTTGTGTTCGGCGACTTTATTGCGTAGCGCCTTTTCTGTAGTCGCTCCTAGCTCAACATTTCCGCCGGCGCCCGAAGCCGAGCCGGGATCGTTCGCGTCAGATCCTGTGATCTGATCCTTTGGTGGAGCTGGAGCTCGCTTGAGCATTTGTGGTAATTCTTGAGGATCAACACCAGACGGAGCCAAAACGGTAATTCCGATGCGCGCATATTCAGCGCGCACGTTCGCGTTGTTTTCTATCGCTAGCTCGATATTCCAATTTGCAAAAAGATTCTTGACGACTGCTGCTTTGTAGACGACCTCGGGTGTTCGATCGCTACGCATCTGAAGCAGCTCATAGTCGACGCCGATAGCGTCTAGTTGCGCGATCGTTTCATCGCGACGCGCTTCTCGGCGAGCAGTGACAATCAACACGGCTCCCGTATATTCGCGAACGAAGGCGACGACGTTCTCAATCGGATCACCATTGTCAGCGATCATCGTTCCATCAATATCCACGACGATCGCCTCCGGCGCATTGAGATCTCGTTCTCCACCAGGTTGGATATCCTCGGCGAGTGATACGGCAATCATGTGATCAATCGCGTCTTGCTTCGATGCGTGACAGCCGATCGTGAGCAGGGCGCCATCCTCCTCTTTGACCGTCGCCCACCCGTCACAATCCGCTTGCTGATCGGTAATAAAGTAAGGCATTCCTACATCCTCTGAATCATCACGCTGACCGAGCTGCTACCCGACGCGATTCCCCACAAACCCTCACCAGGATTCAGCGTAATCTGACGCTCCTCTTTCCCGTCAAGGTGAATACCCGTCGAGGTAGCAACGCCCGAATCGCCGAGAAAGATCTGCTGGCTTGCTTCGTTGTTGTGAACCGTTACGCGCTGCGACATATCATCCGGCGCGCACAAAAGCGTTGCTGCCGTTGTCACGCTGATCTGTGCCGTCGTCATCGTCACGATGCTACCGGGTACGCCGCCGCTGGATCTTCCGGGTCAACCTGAGCGATACCCTGTAGCTGCACGGACGGCAAGCCCGTATGGGGCAACGCGTCCAAGCCGAGCGACGCGAGAGTGGCCGACGGATCGAAACCAGCTTGCACTAGCTTGACCGCGATCGCGGTCTTTTTCTCGAGCTCGGTCAAGTTAGCCGCAGCCAGGTCAACGTTCGCGAGCGGGACGCGGTAAACGTCGCCACCATCCGCCGGCGGCATATCCTCGAGGCGGTGGATATCGTTGATCGACAGGAAGCCCGACTGGATACCCGTCGAGAACGATGCGTAGCGCGTAGCCTGATCGCCGCGCAGTAAGCCGTCAACGTTGATCTTGACGAAGGCATCACCGGGGATCAGGTTGCTGTAGGCATCTTCGATCTTCACGATGTAAGGGCGGAGACAGTACGTCACAAAATGGATGCCGTTCATCTCGACCGATGCGTAAGACATCGCGCCGGGAGTCGTCACGCCGAGCAGCGCCGGCGGACAACGGAACGCGCGCGCGATCTCCTCGGTCGAATACTGACGAGATTCGAGCATCTGCGCTTCGTTAGGCGCCGCCGAGGTCTGACTGTATTTCGCCCCGCCGAATAGGACGCCGGGACGATGCGACCGGCGAACAGATCGATGCTGCTCCTCGAATGAATCGCTCAGGTCTTTGGCCTGCTCTCGAGTGAGGGCGCCCGGAAACTCGATGACACCACCGAGCGTACTGCCCTGACCGAAGAACAATTGCGCGAACGTATCGAGCGCCCGACCCAGCCCGAGCGTGTCGCGGATCAAGTCGATACGGCTACGCCCACGAAGTTCGCCCGGCAGCAAGAGCTCAGTTAGATGCATCATCTCATCATGCGGAACAATCTCGCGACCGTTATCAATCGAATACTCCACGCGACGCGTAACGTTATTGCGCTGCACCTCGACCTTGCGGGGATTCAAGACGACTAGCCCAGCGATGCCCTGGTCGTCCCGCAAGATCCGAATAAACGCGTTGCCGTTCATCAGCAGGGAAATCAAGACTTGCGAGAAATGCGTAGTGCGCGACATGCCGACCTCGGGCAAGTCGAGCCAGACGGGGCGCGGATAGTTCACGCGCTCAGTACCGTCGCGGCGGAACGTATCGATAGGTAGGGTCGAGATAGAATCAGCGATCAGCCTGACGCACGCGTAGACGGTTCCGAGCTTCAGCGCCTCATCCTGATTCATCGTGACGCCAGAATTAGTCGTCAGGGCAAGAGAATCTCCAGACGCGAAGATTGTCTGGAAAGAGATCGACCGCTCCTCAGAATCACTGCGCCGAAACAGTCCACCTAGCATTTGTTAGTTCCTCTCAATTGCTACGGCGAACGCGATCATGAATGCTCCGGCTATGACGATTCCTGCCGGCGCGAACACCAGCCCGACACCAGTCGAGATAACGATCGCACCTAACACTTGTAAGACTATTGTAGCCGCCCTAAAAGGCAAAGAATCCCGGCTCACTTTCGACCTCCTGTTTTCGTGTAGCTCGATCGACAGCCATCGCTAACGCGATCGCGGCATCGATCTTCCGCTTACTTTTGCCCTTCGACAATCTCCACCCCTGATCCGTCGATCGAGGTGTCGCACTCATTACCTGATCAGTAAACACGGGCGCCCCGTCGTGAGCGATCTTACCACCTACGATCATCTCATACAGGTGACCACACGCCGGCACCATACGCGCCGCCGACTGAGGAAACTCGACCATCGGGAAACCGTCGTCCGACAGGATCTCGGCAGACCTCTGCATGTATGCCGGATCGTAGGCAATCTCGACCAGATCGTAATCGTCGCGAAGTTTCCGAATGTAATTCTCAACATCCATTACGTCAATGAAATCGCCGTCAGGCAACCATATTTTTGCTCTCACAATAAGTCTGCCGTCAATCTCCTGTACGCAGACGACGGCGATCGAATCGTGCTTCAGTGCCATATCGATCCCGACGAAGGTCGGCACGTTGGCAACGAGCTCTAACTCTGGGGCAAGACACTGCTCCCAAGATCCCGACGGGAGCCAGGATTCTTGCGAGCGTACCCATTGATTCAATCGGTAGCGGCGGAACGCGACTTCAGCAGTCTGACGAGCAGCCACCTCGAAATCCTCTTCACTGATCAAGCCGAGATCCAGATTCGGATTCGCCGCCGCCCACGCCTTCCGATCGTGAACGTCACACTCTTCTGGTGCCTCCCACCAGAAAAAGCCAAACGCCTGATCTTCTATTTCGTTATTTACGACACGCTTCCCGTACTGATAAAGGCGCCCACAAATTGATTCGAGATCATACCCAGCCGTCGTAATCGCCACGACCATCGGATCGCGACGCGCGCCCGAGCCTAGCGTCAACGCGTCCCAAAGATCTTCGTGAACAACGTGGAGCTCGTCACAAACAACAGTCGACGGGTTCAAGCCCTGAACGAGTTTAGAGTCAGAAGCCAAAACGCGATAGATAGCGCCAGTCTCGGGAACCTCGATCACGTCGCGGTAAACGCGACAGGCTTTACTAAGCGTGTCGGATTCCAAGACCTGACGACGCGCCTCGCCGAACACGATGCGCGCCTGCTGACGATCGCCGGCGGCAGAATAAACCTCGGCGCCGGGCTCTCCCTCGATCAGACCATACAAGCCGATCAGGGAACCGAGAAGAGACTTGCCCGCTTTGCGTGACAACCCGATCAGCGTGCGCTTGTACCTGAACAGTCCATCCTCGCGACGCTCATAGATATCCTCGAGCAAGTCGTATTGCCAATCGGTTACGCGTAGCGGTCGACCCGCATGAACACCCTTGCTAATCGTCAGGAAAGTTTCCCCGAAGAGAGCTACAGCCGGACCATCACTCTGAGGATACAATCTCGGAGTCGACCATTTGGGTTTTACGCTTTCTGTAGTCGTCAAGTTTGTTCTCAAACTTTACCTCGGCAAGACCTAATCGCGTGCGATCGGTCGGTGTAAATCCAAGCATAGACAAGCCGCTCACGATCTGAGCATCGAGTTGCCTCAGACCGTTCCGCTCTCGCCAGTCGCCGTCGCGCATAACGCGAAGCCTCAAGATCTGACGCTCGTCAATTTGCTCGCAGAGCATCTGGACTAATTCGATATCAGTATGCGGCGAGATCCAGACAGCGCCGCCGTTCCAAAGGCGATTCCAAAACTGAGTTCCGAAAGGTCCAAGCGACCGAAGCGGCTCCGGCGTTTCGACTGCTCGAGCCAGCACGACAGTGGGCTCAGCCATGAGCCTCTTCCCAGGATTCCCTAGCCGGCGCTTCTGCTCGATCGGCTTCGGTGGGCGCCCGACCTTAGCCACTGTTTTTTGGCTCAAACAGACGCTTAGGAAAAGGTCGCAATTTCGCGGCGACGTCTACAGAAC